GAAGGAATTTGCGCCTATTAAAATGTTAATGCGCTCACATAATACATTCTTTGAATGTACTGTGGGGATTAATATGCTATCAGCTGAATGTAATTCTTTAATTAGTAGATTAAAAGAGATTAATCCTAGTTTAGATCGTTTAGAAGACGTTGATGTTAGAAAAATGGACAAAAGTTGGACCTTACAATACTTTCAGGCTGTTGCCTGTGTGTTTTATGCTATAGCCCATAAGTTAAGACTTAATGCAAAGAAAGTCTATACCCTAGTTATGAGCTTGGGTCTTATTATCTTTTCGATTAAGAATGACTTGTTCTTAGCGCAATGGAATGCGTCAGGAAATGACATAACTGTCGAGTTAAATAGTATTTTAATGTCACTTTTGTACAGGTTTGTGCAAATGAGGATGGAGAAGAGGATCTTTCACAAAGATTTACTGTCCAAGTGGAGAGAGAATTTCTTCCAAAAACCTATTCCAATTGTTAAAGCCATTTTTAGAAGAACAGTAGCGCTTTTTACTTATGGTGATGACTCATTAGCTGCTAGAAATTGTCGTCTACCAGATGATTATTTTAAATTGTGGGCTGAAACAGGCCTACATGTAACTTCTGCTGATAAGGATAAACCGTTTAATACTAGTTCGAGAACCTTGGAAGAGGTTCAATTCTTAAAAAGAACCTTTAGATTTGAAGATGAGTTAGGCTACTATGTACCTCAATTATCCAATAAATCTTTAGCTAGAACTTTACGAATAAAGAAGGAAAGTCTTCTGTCGAAACCTGATCATGCATCCGTTTGTTTGACTGAGTTCATGAAGGAATCAGTCTTTTACGGACGTAAGATCTATGACGAAAGAAGAAAAGAAATTTTAGGCGTGGCAGAACGCTGTGGAATATCTGACAATCCTCATCTAAATATCAAACCATTTGATTTTTGGCTGAATGAGATTAGAGTCGGAATATTCACTACGTGGAATGCCGAAACTGGAGGTGTAGTCCTCCCCACCCTTGGGGGTGGTAAAGAATACCAAGGTACCAATTTGATGAATGTTAATTCTGTAGCGAAGGAGTCCGTGGGACTTCCAATTCAAACCTCTACCAATGAGGTTTCAACTAATACGGTGGCGATCCTTCCTATGGATGCGAACACTGTGTCAAATCAACTTACAACAACTAGAACTCCCATGGAATTCCTACCAACAGCAGATATTGATCATTATTTATCTCGTCCGGTCCACATTCAGAGTGGTTCGTTCGATAGTAGTAATTTTCAGGGATTTATAGTTATGCAATTTGACCCTTATTTGGAATTCTTTTCCAATCCGTCGGTTGTGGACAAAATTAGAAACTTTAAGTACTTTTCTGGAGATATTCAGGTAATCATGATGATTACAATTCCTCCTGGATCTTGTGGGATGTATGCCGTTACTGCTATGCCTCGAGGAGGAATAGCGCCAGGAACGAGTGCATCACTAGATCTGCCTTATGTACTAGCCCCAGACAATTGCGTGCTAATAGATTGTGCCTCTACTACGTCAGCGGTCCTTCAGTTAGATTACTTCTATCCTTATGAATATTTGGATATTGCAAAGTTTTTAACTGAAGCCAATGATATGTGGAGAATCTACGTAACATGCTTAAGTCCTATTGCGAGCGGAATGGGTGGAACGCCGACTGCAACTGTGAATGTTTATGCGAATATTCTGCCTGGTTACCAATTGACAATTCCTACCTATCAAGGCTCGAAGAAGAAGCACATCACTGCAAATGATGCGCTGAAAAAGTTCTCCCCAAAAGTTCATTCGATGATAGGAGAAGGAAAAGCTTCTAAAATGGCTGGGATGATTGGAGATGTTGCTTCACAATTGACTAAGGTTCCTGTGTTAGGTCCATTAGCCGCGAGTGTTGAGTCAGCAGCTGCAATAGCTGAGAATGTTTTCAGTTGGTTTGGTTTTACTCGAGTATCTAATTTTGACACTCCGACGAAAACAACCATTCGAGGAATTTCTAATACTGCTAATTTAGATGGAGACGATAATGTTGAGATGTCCAGTTTATTCCAGATTAATCAATTAAATCCAGATCCAAAAATTCTAAACGATCCTGAGGAAGATGATTTAGCCTTTCCTTCCTTATTTCAAAGGTGGACGTTGGTTAGATCCCTAACTTGGGGTTCGGATAGTGATAGTGGTAGTATTTTAGGAGCCATTCCAGTTAATCCTTTCTATGGACTAATGGACCCATTAACACATGCTATTGCGTTACCAGTCGCAGGCTATGTTGGGTATCCATTTAAGTTTTGGAGAGGTTCGATGGAATACATGATTAATATTCCTGTTAGTAAGTTTCACAGAGGTGTGATTCAGATAATTTGGCAGGCTGATGGAACAGTTCCAACTGGAGATAGTACTAATGTTACCTATAACATTTTACATGATGTCTCTCAAGGAGTATGTGTCCAACTGCACGTCGGATATGCTAGGGAAGTTCCTTACCTTAAAGTGGTAATGGATGGCGAGGATCTAGCGATTAGACCTATTATTGGATTCAATGGAGTTTTATTCATTAAGGTTATTAATCCGATTGTCTCTCAAGACGTGACAACTAGTGTTGATGTTCTAGTTTTTGCTCGTGCAGGACCAGACATGGATTTTCAAGATCTTAGTGAACAAATTCGTTGGATTGACATTAATGGCGATCCAGGACTTTTCCCAATAAGGAATCGAACAGTTTATCAAGGTGCACTGGGGGACGGTGCGCCGATTTCAGAAATGAAAGTTTTAGTCCCCGATGGAACTCCATATGAATCAAGTAGATGCTTTGGTGAACACGTGCGCTCTGTACGAGCGATGTTTCAAAAGTATTCTAATGCAGGATTTGTAGAGGCCAAGGATGCATTCAATTTTGGAATGATTGATCCTGGGAGGCCGCAAGTAAATTTACTTCCCGCTGTATTTACTTTTCAGAACCACTATAAACAGCTTTTTGCAGGAATAGCTGGTTCAGAGAAGGTTAAAGTTATAGCGAATGTAAGAGGAATGAATGCGTTTCGTCTTCATGACGAAATTGTTGCATTTCCGTACTACCCCCCCAATATCTCTCCCATCCAATTTAATACTAATTATGCCGTTATTGCATATGATACAGCGAATAGTTTAGCGGACAATTTTACCCCGGCTGGATTTGAATTTCAAATTCCCTGGTATACACCACGACTATTCATTGGTACACATACCAATGTAATCAATGCAGTTGACTTTCCAAAGGTTGGCATAATTGGTGATACCCCTTGGTATCAAACCCACTCGGCTTTTTATTATTCGTTATGCGACGATGTTCGTGTTTCGCACTTTTATCAGCCCCGTAGGATTGCTTTTAACGTTTCGGACCATCAGTCGCTTGGTCCTTTTTGGAGTTAAATAACAATGTAGGTGATACAAAATCAC